ATCCTGTGTCGCAATAGGACATGCGTCCTGCATTTTGTCTACAGGGATGCCATCTTGAATTTCTTTTGATAAGTCCATCCCGTCAGGGATTAGTTTGATTTCTATTTTCATGTTACACTACTCTGTTAAATAAATCTTGAATAGGAATACTGTATTCTAGACCCATTGTCTTACCACCCCGACCCAAATCTGGGTCTTCAAAATAAGGTGTGATACTACGCCTGTTGGGATCATACCCTTCGGAGCCTTTAGGATTCATAAAGCCCTTAGTCGCTTCACGCATCTGTGCCGGGGACATAAGTTCGTAGTCTAAAAACGCTTGGTCACCTATAGCTGAATCTGTAGAGGTGGCGTTCATCGTTGCACTGTATTTATCTCGTAGCTCTTGTACTGGGTTATATGTTCTAGCTTCTCTTTCAGATCCAAACGCAGGTAAGGTTTTCATTGGATCTACACCCAAGCCCGCTGCGCCAATATCAACGCCCAAGTCAGGATTAGATATGTCTGACCCTGTGCTGAACAGATCCTTCACTCTATCCATCATAGGCGAAACGTAGCTCGACACATCACTAGCTGTTACACCACCTGTAAGCGGAGCCATCAATGACCCCAGCATTCCACTGCCTTCGTACAGTTCACTCTGGGGGTCAAGCTTTGGATCGTAAAACTGGCTACCTTGAATGGCCAGAGGATCATCTCGCATACTCATAAGCGCTGGCCCCATCATAGGACCACCAAACAGGGACGCCAGACCTCTACCTGCCATTTCTGTTCCAGACATAGGCTGTCGTTGTGCACGTACCTCACCAAAACGAGTTGGATCACCTGCTGAAACGCCAGAGCGAAGAGTACCTGCGGTTTGGCTTCCACCCACCGGAGCGTTCAGGACATTGGTGCTGGCATAAGGATTGGTGAACCTGTCTACATTAAGCCTAGCTATTCCTTCCAACGTGCCCTGTCCGAGAAGATTATCATAGCTGATACTCGATGGGTCGATGCCTAGAACGCGAGAAAAGAAACCCTGATTACCATAGGGATTGGTTACCTGACCTTGGTCGTTACGTTGAATCCCGAGATCTGTTTCTACGGAGTAACTAACGCCATCGTTGTCAGAGCCGCCAAAAGCCTCTTTCTCGTAATCCGTTGCCATTTACTTTATTCCTGTAAACTTGTCGCCTTGAATAGCGGCACCCATACCACGGCAAGACATGTACTTACCGTCCTTGGCCTTAACTTTAGGAGCCTTTTCATCATCTTCGATCTCACGAAGACTAGGAGCTACCCTTTTGCTTTCGTTCATGTCGCCTTTGCTTGGCTTTGGCTTTGGTAGGACGGTCGGCTTCTTGCTTGCTCCGCCTTTTCCATATTTCATCTTGTTCATGTTATTCTCCATTATGACGGAACCGCCATCCCTGCGGCTTCTACCTTTATTTATAAGCTGTTTTGCCTCGCTAGTCGAGACACCAATATCTTTTCCGAACTGTGCGGCTCTAGGTCGTGCCATCAGATCAATCCTTTTCCGTGTTCAGCCATACCGCAAATGCACCTGTCATGGCCCCCGTGACTACACTCACCAGTGCCGACTGCTGTGTAGTCGGATCCGGCAGAAGCATAAACCATTCCACTACCCGCCATGCTGATACCGACATCATCAGCATCATAAAACGCGGCAGTATCTTCCACGCTAGTATTCTTTCCATTGCTACGGTCACGATTCTTCCTCGCTTGTTCTTCCGTTGTTCTGTTGCTCATATCCCACATGTAATACACTACTTCTTCCCGAAGAATTTAGTCGCGCTACGAACACCAAAAGAAGCGGCAACGATAACGCCCAAGGAATATTGATACCATTCAGGCATTGAATTGAGTTGGGCGAAGCCATTTGCGACAACCTCCTCCATACCGGGAATAAAGGCCAAGATCAGTGGTATGCTAAACAAAATTACTAGCCACTCATCAGCCCACGAGTTGCTTTTACTTTTTGCCATCTCAAGATCCCAATCGATCTCGCCTGTGGCTTTCTTCTGCATGACAACAGCTTCAGCCTGCGCCTTGGCAACCTTGGTTGCCGACACAGCCTTCTTCTCTTCAACCTTACCCTCTAGCCATGTGCTAGCCAAAGAAGATATAGGACCTATCAACGCCGCTATCATTACACTGTCTCCCCAAACACGCACATAGCTTTATACCTATGTGGAACAGGTGCCATCTGCCTTATGTCCGCCAACATGTGAACTACTCTTATGTCACATTCTTTTTTAGTCTCGTATGGACCATGTGTATCCGTAAATTTGACACACGTATTAGCGTAGTTAATCGCACACGCTAATACAATAGCCTCAAACATTACCGATCCTTACTCAATGCTGCCTGTGTGTTAATACGATAGATATTAACATCGTTACGGTCACCAGCTATTTGTTCCTGCAATCCTTGGCGTTGCTGTGCCAGTTCATACTGTTGCTGTAGCTTGGCCTGATCAATCTGGAAGTCCATAGCGTCGTTCTGCATCTTACGCTGTATTTCCTGCGTATCGTTCTGCAATTCCTGCTGACGAATGGCAACCAACGGATCCTGTTGCTGGGCTGGCTGAACCATAGGCATGATCTGCTTCATAATCTCTGTGATTTGCTGGGCAACAGCAGACTCGATCACAGCCGGATCTACTTGAGGAACTGGCTCACCTTGTGCCTGCGCCTGTTGCGCCGCATTCTCGAAGAACGCCATGATCTGATCGCGCGCCAGCATAGATACGTGCTCTTGTACGTGAGCCTGCAACAGCAAGAAACCCTGCGGATTGGCAGAAGCAACAGGTGACGACAAGAACATAGAGTGCGCCATGATGTGTGACTCATGATCCTGCTGTGGAAACGCCTGCGGCGGCATACCTTTAACAGCGTTTGCGTTCTCTGTCGCTGGGTCAACTGGTTGCGGCGGCTGCGGCACTGGCAAAATGCCGTCGATGTTCTTCACATCCAACGCATCATACATACGACGATAGGCTTCGTACATGTTATGCATCTGCGGTGCGGCTTGAGCCAACTGCAACTGTGTCTGTGCTAGCGACAAACGCTGTGACATAGAAAAGATTGATGGATCACTGGCAGGCAATACATCAATACGACCATCAAAGTCCTGCGCCATAATCTCAGCAGGCATGTCCTGCCCAACAAAGTATGGGTATGGCACTGGATTGTCACTGAACACCTGCGCCAGCAAACGGAATTCCTGCTTCTGAGCATAGTGCAAACGCTTGTGAATGCTTGATATGATCTTCGAGCCTTGCTCGATCAGTGCAACGGTTGTCCCGACTGGGGCTTGTGAGTTGACGTCGGCGATTTTTGCATCTGCAACCTGTGCAAATCTCCGGCCTGAATCGACAATAACGCCCAGTAATTGAGCAAGTGTTGCAGAAGGTTCCTTGTATGGAAGGGGCATAAGAGCATTCCGAAGATCACCACCGGGAGCATCAATATCACGAAACTCACCAGGGCTAAGCGGCTCATCATCATTGCGAATACGAACGCCACGGGCTTTAAAACCAGCAGGAAGATTAGAGAGCGTTCCCGCATCGATGAGTTGTCTAAGAATCGAAGTCGCGGCACGAGACAATCCCCCTATCGTATGCAACAAGCCAAAGCCGTAAAAGCCAAAGCCGGGCAAAAACTTATAATGTACAAAATACTGGCGCTTTTTCTTTAAGGGATCCATTTCCCTATAGTTACGCACAATAGATAATACCTTTCCCGAAGCATCGTCCAGAGTGACGATGTAGGGAAGCTTGATACCAGTTGGCTCGCCTTGCGCATCCATATCCTCAAAACCATCAAGGTCAAGCTCAGTGTGGATTTCAAGTAAGGTATATACGTCATCCGAATACGATGGACGAACGCCCTGAAGCTCATCCTCAGTTTGTTTAATAGGTCTTTCATCTTCCTCATCCGATGCCTGTAGCTCAATGTCACGATAAACACCCGCAACCTGCATCTTACGCAATTCATTCTCGGTCATGCGAACAACGTGCGTCACGCGCTCGGCAGTGCCCAAGTCAGAAGCAGAATACGGTACAATCAAATCATCGGCAGGAATGAACTTAGATACAGCCCGATCCTTGCCTGCGTCCTGATATACTTTCTTAAATGTAGAACCCGTCAACGGTAGGTAGAACAACATCTGATCCGTGTCAGGATCAAACTCTTCCATCACTTCCGTAACCTGATAGTTCATGAAATCTTTTACACGCTGGGCTTGATCTTCACGAGCCGCGTCAGGTGTGCCAGCTATGTTCGTCTTCACAGGTCCGCCAGCAGGTATCATCTCTTTGTATGCCTGCGCCTGAAACTGCGTGACAGCCTCACTAAGCAACGGATGGTGAACACCACTAGCACCCAAGAACGGAGCACTCCGCTCCTCGTAGTTAACACCCAACAACTTCATACCACTCGATATGGCATCTTCCCAGTCAGACCGAGACTCACGATCATCGTCAACCTTATCACGAAGGTCCGAGGACAAAGAGCCAAGCTCGGAATCACTCAGAACCTCGGCTAAGTTAGCACCGTGGTCGTACATCTCAGCTTGGATCTCGAACCCCTGCTCTTCGCCCACAAGTTCTATGCCATCAGGTAGTTGATCCTCGGCAGGTAACTCTACTTGTATTTCTTCAGGCATCATGTTCGCTGGTCCGCCAGCGCCCATTGCCATGTCAACCATCTGTGGTGGTAGTGCCATTAAAAGGCTCCTTGTTTATCTTTTACGAATATAACTTAAATACGTTGCCAATGCCAGACCGTAGGTCAACCTTGCCGCCAGCGGCATATCTTCGAGGTATTATGGTCTCATCAGGTATGGACGTAAGGTCTATGTATGTTAGTGGGTATCCTTCTATCTCGTCACTTACTTGATTAACATTTGCAACTAAGTCGTCCATAGAAACAGTTCCTGTTTTTAGCTCAGGGTACTGCTGTTTCAGTTCTTTAATAACTTTTTCAGGTGCGTCTTTGTACCCAAGCTTAAACATCTCAGGACTAAAAGGTTTATCTGTTGTTAGCTCATCTCTACGGATTTCAGCGATATCTCGATAGTCGGGGAAGTAAATACGTTTTAAGTTATTCTTCTTAGCATCCTGAATAGCCATCATGATATTATGACGCGACGCCTGCATCGACGTTTTGAACGGCTGTGCAGGTACAAACTGAACATCGGTATCTCTTACAGGTATTCCTACCATACCCGTGTCAGGTGCGTCGTACACATATTGCACAAAATCGTCAGGCAAATCATCGAAAACTTTATTTTTTAGATTCTGTACCTTGGCTTCAGCCTTTTCTTTTTGACGTTGCGCTTTCATATAGTCCTCACGAGACGTAATTCTCGATTGGTCTATTTCTTTAAAACGATTTTTATTGTCAATAGCACCCTTAAAGTCAACAGTGCGATTTGATATCGACTTTGAAAACACATCTCGAAGTCGTTGCACTTGATCTGGGGCGGCGTCAGTGTTGTTATACACCGCCGCAACAGCATAGTCTTGAATCTTCTTAGCCATATCGGCGGCGGCGTTTCCTACTGGAATATTTTTTATTGGTACCCCAGTCGTTGGATCAAAGTTCAGCTGGAATAACTCCTCGGGTGAACTTCTAAGAGCGTTATCAAGAGCAAGCCTTGCCTGACCCTCGTTTAAATCAAACTTAATCGTAGCATCCTGAACAACGGAGTTAAGAAAGTCAGGGGCGGCGACGCTTAGTTGAGAGTCAATAACTACTGGATTAGCATCGTTGAGACGTAAGTCTCGACCTATTTGATAAAAGACATCCGCAGACTGGTTCAAGGGCACCGTTAAATCCGACAGGCTTCGAGCTTCTGCATCAATAGACTTAGCGTCTATGTCTGCCTGACGCGCTTTTAGGCCAAGATCCATCGCGTCCTGTTGTGCCGCTCGCATAGCCACAAAGGATGGCTCATCTCGCAACTTTTCCAACCTAGCGTCATAATCAGCTTTTCTCCGAGGCGTTAAGGTAACATATTCATTTATTACCTCCCCGCGATCATTGGTTACCTTAAGAGTTTCTCCTTCACCCATCTGCTGGAAAATATCAAACTGATTTTCTTCCAAGATCCTAGAGTCGCCGCCAGCTAAATCATCCCTATGATCACTGTAACGGACGTGGGCAAAGTTACCATCCACACCCTGAGCGTGAGTGAGCGGATGATTCTTAGCGGCAGAGGGCGCGTTCTTGTTAGACACAACCAGCATACCATAATCTTTTTCCCGATTTATATTGGCCCCAGTTTCCGCGTTGGCCATAAATCTTTGTGAACCCTCTGCAATAAGACTGCCGTCTAAACGATCACCCGGTACCAAACCATCATCAGCGCCCTTGCGAAGCTTTGTAATTTTTACTTCCGGATTGTTGGTGTTAAAATAATCAAGAACCTCATCAACATCCATCTTACGACGAATGTTACCCTTGGCAGTTAGAAACGAAGCCAAACCGCTCGTGTCTAACTCGGCTTTAGTAACAGAAGGCTGGTTCTTCAAACGAGCTAAATACTGCTCGCCAGTCAAACCCTTCTTGCCCAAACCCATCACAGACTCGGCATTGTCCAAAGCATTACGAACAGGTGAGTAATCAGCCTGATCAGCCGCAAAAACAGACCCAGAAGGAACGCCTTCTTTCGTAACAGGGTTTAATCCAGCACTTTCATTTGAAGCACCCGGTGCACCAACCTTCTTCTCAAGAGGCACAAACTCATCCGAGCCAGCCTCCTTAACCATAGGACCAAGTTCCGAGGGCGAAGAATCAAGTTCCGCGTTTCCTGAACCCTTATTCTCGATCCCCGAACCTCGGGTCTTGGTCTTGGTAGCCCTTGCGAAAAGACCAGCTAGGCCAGACATGCCAAAGTCCATGCCAAATCCACCCGCTACACGACCAATCATCTCAGGTACAGTGTCAGTAGGACGACGGTAATCTACACCTATAGCCTCGCCAAGATCAGCGTACTTGTCGATTAAGTAAGCAGATCCACCAACAGGCTTTTCCGGTACAGGAACACCTACACCACGCATCGCCATTGTGGTCAAATCTACAGGAGCACCGACCAAATCAAACGGGGCAAACTTAGCCCCCTCAACCATTTCTGGAACCTCAGTAGCAATCCGCTCCCCCACGCCAGCCAAGTTACCCATGCGCTTCTTAAAGCCTTGAGCAAACATTGCACGCTGTTCAGTAGGGGTAGGTTGTGCCATTACGCAATCCTCGTGGGTTTCTTCTTTTCAGGAAGAATTATCTTTGAAAACC